AATAGCTGCAGGCGGAACTACAAGATCCGGTGAGCCAGATACAAAAACAAAAATCATAGCCAAGTCTCTCGCAGAACCGGTGAACGGATATAAGTTTATATCTGACGTAAATTCTGGATCAGCCGGTGCTAAGGATGCGATATCAACTAATATAGACACCAGAAGAAGCAAACTAAGACCTATCCCCCGTAGAGAAGGAACACAAGAAAACACTGTAGGGCCCGGTGGTATAGACACCACTACGGAAGGTGGCCGCGCAAGAGTATCTAATATATTTTCGACTGCATTATACTCGACAGTAGATGCAAGTCTTACTATTGTAAAGTTGCTTATAAAAGGTGACCCATTTTGGTTATTTCCGAGAAGCGTAGGTCATAATATAACTGTACTACCATATAAGTCTATGATGGATACAAACACGCTTGCCATAGACGAAATCAAAAACAGTCATAGAAAAAATTCGTCATCTGTGAATTTTTACGGCACAGATAACTTTATTGTTATATTGTTTAGAACACCACAAATGGCAATAGACGAAACAGGTGTTATTGACTCATTTGAAAATATAGAAACCTTTAGTGGGGTATATAAGGTCATTTCCGTACTTAGTAAGTTTGAGATGGGCAAGTTTACTCAAGAGCTTACTTGTAATATCGACCCTATGGTAGATATATTAGGATTCTTAAAACAGATGAAGACTGCTGCATATACCGCAGACACGCCTATTGCAACAGAAAAGTTATCGAACACAACCATACCACCTGCCGCAGTTAAAAATCCGACACGAGAATCAATGGGTCTTGTGCCATATGATAAGACTGCACCGGGCAAACTTAAATATGTAGATTTTTTAGACACGCTCAGGGCATTACCGCCGGGCCCTGGCTCAGGAAGTTCAACAAGAGGTCCAGAAAGGGCAAGCGGCGTATAATACTATGACAGCATACTTAAATACAAACGATAGAACAGTTTCGGCAACAACAAACGATAGCCTACAGGCAGGTGGTAGATCTCCACTACTTCTCGGCCTATATATGGGTATTGTTAAGAATACAGCAGATGTGCAAAAGAATGGTAGAATGATGGTGTGGATTCCGGAGTTCGCATCCTCGCCCGAAAATGAAAAAGGATGGACAACAGTAAGCTATTGCTCTCCTTTTGCAGGATCAACCAATGTTGCCACAATAGATAAAAACAACACACAACAGTTTGAAGGTACACAAACAACGTATGGTATGTGGATGGTGCCGCCCGATTTGGGCAACATAGTGTTGGTTATGTTTATTAATGGTAATCCGGGTAAAGGGGTGTGGATAGGAAGTCTATTTAACCAGTTTGTAAATAATAGCATACCCGGTACAGCATCGTCTGCAAATAACTATCAATATCCCGGAAAGACTATACCTGTTGCAGAATACAATAAATCAATAGGCAATACAACTGACGCAGATACAGTGAAGAAACCATACCACGCAACAAAGTTTAACGGTGTAGGAAATCAAGGGCTGATTAATGATCGCGTTCGTGGATCAACAAACTCGAGCGCCCGCCGAGAATCTCCAAGCGAGGTATTTGGTATATCAACCCCGGGACCAGTAATAAAAGGCAGTAAGAATAAAAGCGATATTAGACGAAAAGGTGGATCATCTTTTGTTATGGATGATGCAGAAAATAGTGAGTATGTGCAACTTAGCACAAAATCCGGTGCGCAGATACACATAAATGAATCTAACGGATTCATATACATGATAAACAGAGACGGAACATCCTGGGTGCAAATGGATAAAGATGGAAATGTAGATATTTTCGGCGCAAAGAATATATCTATGCGTGCTCAAAGAGATTTCAATATCCGCGCTGATAGAAATGTTAACATAGAAGCAGGCCAGAATATCTTTATGAAGGCTGCTAAAGATACAAAAGAAAAGACAACAACATTTACATACGATGTTAATAACGTACCAGTTACAAAAAATATACCAGAATGGGGGTATGTTGGTGAAGGTAAAGGCGACGGTGGTAATATTGTATTGCAGACGCTTAACAACCTACAAAGCACATCGCAGAAAGGGGTATTCTTAACCGCTGTAGAAAATGATATAAATGTTAAAATAGGTAACTCTTTAAGTGTTACTACACAAAACGGTGGCCAAGATTTCAACTCTAAGAAAGGTATAAAACTAACAACAGATGCAGCAGTAGATTTATCGGCTACAGGAAATATTCGCGTAGGATCAAAAGGTAATATTTCTGTAGTAGGTATAGGCGATGTTGTGTTCTGCACCAACTCAAATATGAGCTTAAATGCTATGGGCGATATAATAGAAACTGCTGCAGGATCTATGTCGTTGGATGCATCATCGTTAAATGTAGGAACAAATACTTTTATCGGCGGAAGTTTAGATGTTGGTAATATAACAGGTGGCACAATAGTAGGTACCTTTCCGGGACTAAAAGACGGACCAGGCGCCACAACAGGTGGACCTGGTTCCAACCCTACCGTAAAGACACCGCTCGTTGCAGAAGGTGCTATGTCGTCAGGTACAGCACGACCCGCAGAAGTGAAGCCACTTAATAATAAACTAAACATTCTTGCAACATGGAGTGATCCCACAGACACAAACTGGACATACTTTTCTACATCAGTATCATATAAAGCAGACGATGTGGTAAAATATGAAGTTGATGGTTTATTTTATAAGAGCAAGGTAACACAACCTAAGGGTGCATTTAATCCATCAAACTGGACAACTGTTACGCCTACGCCGCTATCTAAGTTTAAAAGAAACTCAGCCCCTATGCAGACTATTGTTTCGGGGTTCCCCACATACGAACCGTGTCCAGAGCATGAAAACTTCAACAAGGGTAATGTGGCAGGTGGTGCACCTATCATGACGCCCGACGATACCACTTATAAAGGATCCAGCGGCGTAGGAAATACAGTATCAACGGCCCCGGGAGCGGCAGCTAATCCCGGCGCAGCAAACTCATCTGTGCAAGGTGACTCGTCATCAGACAGTAACACTTCTGCAGATATTTCTACGTCTGCACTACGGAATCAACTTGTGGTGCACGAAGGTCTCAAGAATAAATCTTATACAGACACGGGTGGATTATTAACAGGTGGTATAGGCCATTTAATGAGGACAAACGAAATACCTTTATACCCTGTAGGCACACCTATTACAAACGAACAAATAGATACATGGTTTTCTGCAGACACAACATCTGCCACAAAAATAGCGCAGACATTAATCGGCGATACATGGAATGACTTATCAGATATACGAAGGCGCGGCGTTATAGATCTTGCATTCAACTTAGGTCAAGCAGGGTTATCTAAGTTTCCACAGTTCCTTGCAGCCATGAAAACAAAAGACTTCGCAAAGGCAAGTATAGAATTGTCAACATCGGACTGGTATAAACAAGTTCGTAATAGGGGGCCAAACGTGTGTGCAATGATTGGTAATAATATAGACCCTACAAGCAATACAAGGACAGGATAATATGGCTTGCACAGCACCGACGATTACAGTAGGCGGAGTAACACTTTCTACAAGCGATTTCGAAAACTCCGCTGAATTAGTGAACACTGTTAGTAGTGATAACGGAGACCCTACCTTAGACGAACATGACGAAAATATTGCCAACGGCAATAATACAGAAAATAAAACAGGTGTGCAGATACCCGCTACAGATCAACCAGCTATGCAGACAACCCTGCCACCACCTATATCGGTACCTGCTAATAAAAGCATTGTAACGACGCCGCGTGTTGTTCCACCTATCGCAACCACATCAACTGTGTGGTCGGGATCATATGACGAGCAACTTAGCACGAATTACAAGGTTAGACATTTCACAGTAAATGCTGTATTTCCTAATGAGTTACTTAACTATCTAACATACACAATAGATGATAGATTTAATAATCTTAAGGCACTGGCAATAAATGTGGCAGAACCAATGCGTGCAAAGTTTGGTGCATTTAATATAAACTCTGCACTTAGAAATAAGTCATCAACAACAAGCAGAGTAAGCCAACATATATTAGGGCAAGCAATGGATATACAGTTCGCCGGATGGACTTATGCAAGATATTGGGAAAATGCAGCATGGGTTAAAGATAATATTCCATACGATCAGTTCATATATGAGCACAGCGATAAGACAGGGCTTGTATGGTACCATCTAAGTTTCAAATCATCGGGTAATCGACCTGTTGCAGATGCGTCAAAAATAATGACTATGTATAGAAATCAATACAGCCCCGGACTGCACAGTTACGGATAACGTCTTTATAAAAACATCATATAATTTTCCTGATAAATAACAAAAAGAGAATTATATGTCAACTATACAACGCAATCAAATAATAAAAACGCAAATCACACGAAAGCCCTATTTCGTGGGGTTTAATACGGTTGATCAAATAAATCCGCCATATGCATTAACAAATGTAGATATAGTCAAGCGGGATTTACAAAATCACTTTGCTACGCCTATGGGATCTCGCGTTATGCTACCGTTTTTCGGCACAAAAATTCACGAATATTTGTTCGACCCGTTCGACGAATATACAAAGAGCGCAATCATAGAAGATGCGACAAGAGTTGTGTCAAGTGATCCGAGAGTATCGCTTGTTAGCATAGACACATATCAGGAAGATCAGACATTAACGGTTAGTATGGTTTTGTTGTTTCAGCCCGATGCAATAAGAGACAGTTTATTTGTTACGTTTTCTTTGAACGATAAACAAAATACAAATTAAAGGATAGATATGAGCGGATCAGTAAGAACAACCAATCTGTTTTCGGCAGAAGACTATAAAAAGGTATTTAAATCCTATCAATACATAGATTATACCGCATATGATTTTGACACGCTTAAACAAGCGATGGTGAATTATATTCAGACATATTATCCGGAAGACTTCAATGATTATATTGAAAGTTCAGAGTTTGTTGCTATAATAGAACTGTTGGCATACCTCGGCACAAGCCTTGCATTTAGAACAGATTTAAACAGTAGAGAAAACTTCATAGATACAGCCGAACGTAGGGAAAGTATTATTCGTTTAGCGCAAATGGTTAACTATGTTCCACGTAGAAATATTTCTGCCAGTGGTTTATTTAAGATTGCAGCAGTGCAAACAGACCAACCCTTAGTCGATGCTAATGGAGTAGCTATTTCTAATACCGCTGTATTTTGGAATGATTCGAACAATAACAACTGGTTTGACCAGTTTGTGCAAATATGTAACGCAGGATTCAACACGCTTAATCCGTTCGGCCGCCCAACAAAGAGTGGCTCTATAGGAAGTATACCTACTGATTTGTATCAGTTGAATAATGTTAGAAACCTATCAGTAACATATCCTACAACTGTTTCTATTACAGGGCAACAATATCCAATCGATATATGCAATCCAGATTTTGTAACAAATCAAACAATATTTGAAAGAGATCCTGACCCTGCTAATGCATTCAACTTCATATACAGAAATGATAGCTTAGGTGTATCATCTGCAAACACAGGATTCTTCTTGTTCTTCAAACAAGGCACGCTAATGAATGTAGATGCCAACTTTGAATTCCCTATGCCAAATAGGTTATTCCCGATAGATATACAGAACATTAACCAAGATGATGTGTATGTGCAGGAAACAGATCAATCAGGTAATGTTATAAACAAATGGACTAAGGTGCCTGCACTATCGGGTGAAAACATTATTTACAACAGCATACACTTTTCGCAGAGAAATGTATTTGATGTTATAACAGGTGCAAACGACACGGTCACTATTAGGTTTGCCGATGGTAACTTTGGTAACGTACCTACTGGACTGTTTAGAACATGGGTTCGCACAAGTGCAAATCAAGCAATCATTATTAGGCCAGACAACGCCCGCGGATTACAGCTATCTATTCCTTATGTGGGTGTGGATGGCCAACGTTATACAATGTCAGTGGTGTTCAACTTAGAACAGACAATAGGTAATGCCGCTGCGTCAGAAACAGACGAACAGATAAAGCTTCGTGCCCCTGAGGTATTTTCTACACAGTCGAGAATGGTAAATGGTAGCGACTATAATGTGTTACCATTAGTGTATGGAAATCAACTTCTTAAAGTGCAAGCACTTGACAGAACATACAGCGGCCAAAGCAGGTATATTGACTTAAATGATCCTACAGGCTTTCATAAAGATTTAACTATATTGGGTCAAGACGGTGCATTGTATAGAGACGACCAAAACATACTGCAAAGTTTAACATCGGATGCTGGAAATCAAGGTACAATAGCAACAACAATAATAGATACCATACAGGAAATGTTACGAGATAAAAAAGCTTCAACATTCTTCTATGATGAATATCTATCACAGTTTGAAGCTAAAGTTCAACCGTTAGGATACTCTATGCTTGATCTTGCATCAAACCCCGATCACTTATATTGGAAAACTGCACCTACAAAGTTTAAAAACGACACAGGCTATTTTGGTGGTGATTTTGCATCAGCCGACTATACTCTTCTTATTAACTCTTTACCGAGTAATCCGTGGGGATTTATAAAAGATGGCGCGGCAGTCGAATTTGCAGGCGTAGATCCTACCACCCATGTATGGAATGGTGTTTCTCCTAAGGTTAGTGTTCCTGTAATCCATGTACTTCAGGCAGGCGAGTTGCTTGTGCTTGATCCGTCGGCAGCATATGCTACTGTGGGTTCTGTTGAGTTAGGTGCAGAAGTACCCGATAATAACCAAGCGGTAAAAATATGTCCTGCATTTAGATCAACACTTACATCGGATGAAAGAATAAACATTAATGCCCGTATATCTGCCGGCATGTCTTTTTGGATGTATTACGATTTAATATCAGATACTTGGAGCACATCTACGGGGATGTCTGTATCTCCTGCATATAACAGTGCATTTGTGTACCCTGTACCATCTATATCTTCATATGCATCAAACTGGAATACAGATTCGGGCGGATTAGTTTTTGTTAATATAACCTCAGTAACCTTAACAACCTCGGTGTACGATATAACTGCACGCGGTAGATCATATGTTTTCGAGTCATATAAAGACACCCGGTTTTATTGGGAACCTAATCAGATTGTAGTTGACAGTACAACAGGGCAAGCATTACAAGATATTATCCAAATCATGCCGTATGTCAATACAAATAATACAGTAGATAATAATATAGATTCAGTTATTACTCCATCTACAGCATTTTTAAGCACTGCTGTAAACTTTAATATTACTGATATATTTTTACAAGACGACGGATATGTTGATTCGTCAAAAGTAGAGGTATCATTAATAGATAACAACAGTGATGGTATAGCGGATGACCCTACCGGGTTTGATAAAATCGTGGGTGCTGATAGCAGAGTTGTATTTGAATACTATACAAATGAAGTGACCGGTTATCAAAGCACAAGACCGTGGATAGCAAGATGGAACATGGAATTTGTCCCGGCAGATCCACTAATACCGCCATTTACAGGCACAATGACAGTAGACTTTCCGTTTGCCCCGTCGTCAACTAACATATCTGATTCCGGCCCCTCAATAACAACATCATCGGGTGTTGTGCCACCCGTTGTATATTTAGATAACTACGATTTGATTCTTATTCCTATCATATCACAGTTAGATAATATAGCAGATGCATTAAATGATTTCTTCTACCACAGTCCTATGACAAATAAACTGTATATCGTTAATAACAGTTTCATAAGTAAAACATTCCTTATAAATGGAGCAGAACCCGGCTATGGTGAATTTTATACATTTGAGTTTGCATATAACCCCGATACAGGAACTTATCCGTCAGGTAAGATCACAAAGGTAAAAGATACAAGATACTATGATAAAAATGGAAAGATATTTACACAAAACATGCTTGCGGTAAATCAACTCCCATTATATTATAAGTGGAATCATTATGCACCTATCGACCAAAGAATAGATCCTGCTGCCACAAATATTATAGATATGATTGCTATAACAAATAGCTATTATAGAGATATGTTAATATGGAAGAATGTTGCGGGTAGTTTATCAACATTGCCAACAGCGCCTACAACCGAAGAATTAAGAATTCAGTTTCAGGACTTAGAGCAATATAAAATGGTCAGTGATTCTATGATATGGAACTCGGGTGAATTCAAAATATTATTTGGCCCGCAGGCAGCAACAGAATTGCAATGCACATTCAAAGTAGTTAAATCGCCATCAACGAGCGTAAGCGATAACGAAATTAAAACTCGCGTAGTGGATGCCATTGATGCTTATTTTGATATAAGGAACTGGGATTTTGGTGAGAAATTCTTCTATACAGAATTAGCAGCATTTATACACCAACAACTATCGAGACTTATTAGTTCTGTTGTGATTGTGCCGTCTAATGCGGGATCGCAGTTTGGTAACTTATTTGAAATTGCAGCAAGTGCTAATCAACTGTTTATGTCGACTGCTACAGTAAATAATGTGCAGCTTATATCAAATCTTACCAATGCTAACTTGCGGGTATAATATGGTATTTTCATATAGCATAAATACATAAGATAGATATAAACTGGACCATACATAATGCAAATGATAAAGAAACTGCCAGCAGTTTTCCAAACAACAACAGAGAAGAAGTTTTTCGATGCTACTGTAGATCAGGTATTTTCGAAAAAAGATAGTGATCGTATACACGGATATTTGGGTCGTCGAGTACCTAATAAACATAACCCTGTAACAGATTTTTATTTGCCCGAACCTACCAAAAACCGCACATGGTGGCAGCTCGAGGCAACTGCGTTTGCGCGGAATACAGATAACACAAAGTCTAACATATTCTTTTATGAAGATCTGTTAAACAAAATAAACTATGTTGGTGGTAATACATTAAATCAAGATAGATTATTTGAAACAGAATACTATAGCTGGTCACCGCCCATTGATGTTGATATGTTTATTAACTACAATAACTATTTCTGGGTTGAACACGGGCTGCAAACAATACAAATAGTGGGCATGACTGACAGCGAAATAGACACGCTTGTTATTGGGAGGTCATCATTTACTACAGCTAATACAGCCCTATTAGGTGCCGTAACGCCACTTAATCTAACACTAACAACAGGTATGCAAGTACAGTTTGCAGGATCAGTAAAATATCCGGATGTATATACTGTTGAGAATGTAGGATATCGTGAGTATCCGGGTACAAGTACCTTAACAGGTGGTATCAGATTGGTTCCTCTATTTCCTGATTATACATCTGGAACACTGTTTGAATATTTGCCATGGGATTCTTCTACAACATTAGTTACAAGTAGGATAATAGATAATACAAAATGGGATGCTAACCCGTGGGATACTCAGTCGCAACCGGGCAACACAGATTATATAACTATAGAGCGAGGTTCAGCAGATAGAAATGCATGGTCCAGAACAAATAAATGGGTTCACATAGGTGCTATCACAGCGACTACAAATGCCATAGGTGCCGCATTTCCACTTAATGCCACAAGGGCAGTGCGTCCTATTATTCAGTTTAGTGCAGACCTTATATTATACAACTCAGGAACACAGTTTAGACAAGAAATACAATATGGTTTAGCAAATAACTTAGCCAATGCACCTGTATTATTCGAAGATATAAACGGGCTTGATGCTGCGAGCGTTATTGCGGCGTTAGGTATTACATTTTCAACAGGTGATTTAGTTTGTTTCTTTAACGATACCGCGTCAGTTGATTATTGGGATAGTGATTTACCCGGTCTACTTGGAGAGCCGGGGTGGGACGATCCGAACACATGGGACGCAGGTAATCTGTCAATGAGTAACTTTATATTTGTTGCAACCATTACAGCAGGCGTGGTAACATTTGAACCATATCAAGTGTTAGGTGGTGACCCGTGGTCAGAACCTATTATGTCGGGAGATATTGTATTTGTCACAGTAGACGGACCGAAAGATTCTCTTCATAAATATTCTGCACAAAAAGGTGAAACATGGTATTATAACGGCACTGTATGGGCACAAGCAGTCAATGATAAGACAACAGTTAATCAGCCACCATTATTTCAACTATATGATCATAACGGTATATCGTTAGACGATGCAACAGTATATCCTGCAAGTTCGTTTACAGGCAGCAAAATATTTTCATATAAAGAAAATACAACATCGGGGGCATACACAGATCCTATATTGAATCTGCCTATTGTTTATACATCCTTAGGTCAAGCATCAGATATTGTATTCGAAAATAATCTCCTAACAAACAGGTATACATACAGTGTAGCACTAACACCGATTGAGGGATATTATTACTATAACTCTACACAAAAACCTTTTATGTCAAACGGGTGGAATCTATATTCACCATATAATGCAAATGTACCGTCGTCAGGCGAGACTTTCGCTGGCCAAAGTAAGCAAAGAGTAGTAGATCGATATGTAGTAGGATACGGTACAGAGTTTAAGTTTAAGTTAAGTGTTACGCCATTAGGCTATGAGGCAGGAAACACTGTAGGCGATATTACAGTGCATATTAATGACACAGAGGTAGTTATATCAGACGCAGATACTGATACATATATACTAAACGTGAACGGTGCCTTATATGTTGATTTAACTACGGAACTTACATCACTATTTTTAACTACGCAGACAGTAGCACCTATTGTTGAACTACAAACATATACTCGCGATTTGTTAAGCGACAACTCTACCGGCTATTTTGAAATACCACAATCATTAGAAGCTAATCCTACACAGCAAGAAGTATATTATATAAGCGGTAGTAACTTAACAAAACACTTTGCATCTATTATAGAAAATCAGCCCACATTTAGTGGCACTGCATTTGGCGGACCTACGAACTATAGGGACTCCGATAAAAATATATCATTGGGTAACTACATATTACAAAATGTGTCGCCGGCTCTTAAATCTATGTTGATTTCATCTACACCGGAGTTAGACATTATATCCGGTATTAGATTTAGTCAAGACGAATATACAAAGTTTAAGAATAAGTTTTTAAGTACAGCATTGCAACTTATTAACAGAGAGTTCGATCCGCTTCAATACCATAATAACACTATATCAATAAATTCTTGGGTCGATGAGATACTAAAGACTGTAAATATATCTAAAGAATTTTCTAAGTCGTTTGCATATTCGTATATGTTAGCAAACGGTACTCCTTTTATTACTCTTGCCAAATCGGTGCCAATATCCGGCATTATATTATTAACGGGCACAGAAGTGGTAGATCTTACCGACTTTAAAAACGCTATGTATGTGTATGACACATCGTCGCAGGAAAGAATATTATTGATAGATGAAGAATATACAGTTACATTCACTGCTACTGACATAACCATACATGTATTAAATCCAACAATATCAACTGTATCTATTATACTATATAAGGATGCACTGCCCGCGTATATTGCATCTACTCCAACAAAAGTAGGCGCGTATGGCACATATATTCCTCGCATAGAACTCGACACATCGTACATAACACCTATTAATGTTATTATAGGACACGACGGATCTAAAACAGTAGCGTACGGCGATTATAGGGATGACTTATTATTAGAACTAGAGAAAAGAATATATAATCTGTTACAACCAAAATACAGAAATCAATACTCTAGCCCATTAAGATTAGAAAATGTGAAGCCTGGCGCTTTCCGTGATACGGGATATTCTAGAGACGAGTATTTAGAAATAACTCAATCTTATCTAAATAAATGGTCAGCTAAAAACAGAGCAAACTATCGCTCAAACGATATAAACTATGTATTAGGATCAGAATGGAAATCATATAACTATTCATCTGCTATAAACAGTGCAGGTGTATATCTACCAGGTAACTGGAAAGGTATATATCAATATTATTATGATACTGTTCGCCCTAATACACATCCGTGGGAGATGTTAGGCTTCACAAGTCAACCAAGCTGGTGGGAGACTGTGTATGGCACAAACTACACATCTACAAATATAGGGATGTGGACAGATATAGAGCACGGAGTTATTCAACAAGGCCCGTCGGCCATATTTAATCCTGCGTTAACAACACAGGCACTACCTAATCCATTATGGGCGCGCCCAGGATTGAGCAGCATACTACCGGTAGATGCAATCGGCGAGATAAGAACTATAGCAGATATATTCGGCATAACTATTGCAAGCGTTCAATCACCGTTCGACGGGTTTGATAATGACTGGGTGTATGGCGATGGTGGACCTGTTGAGCAAGCGTGGATGGCAACATCCGAATATGCGTTCAGTGTGCAAGAATTCTTATTCATTATGAAGCCTGCACGATTCGGCGAGCTACTATGGGACACCTTAGGCACAGAAGTGTGCTTTGGAGACTTCACCGTAGCAGGGGTTGATACTCCTGTGCAATCTTTTGCTGACTGGCAATACGTCCAGAATGATGTATATACCAATGCAGATCCGACATTTGCATGGATGAGACCAAAGAATAAGTTTCAGTACACACACGGAGAAGCTGTTGACAGTGTAATACAACTACGATTTGGTT